CCTTGGTCAATATACTTCTGTAAGATAGCACAGATTTTTAAGTATCCGTCCGGAGATTGTTGATCCCACAGCAGGTCATACTTATTCTTTAAGTGATGATACCCTGGCACAACTTGGGCCATTACACCATCCTTACTCTGTTTATATGATACTAAAGCTCTAGGAGGTTCAATACCATTTGTACTATTTGAAATCTGTGCGGATGTTTCCGAAGGCATTAATGCCATGAGAGTACTATTGCGAATTCCGGTAGCTTTGAGTTGAGTGCTCAACTCGTCCCACTTCATACGCTCTTTATGCTCTATTAAATTATCTATCGCACTCTTATATGTATTAATTGGAAGAACTCCATGGCCGTATTTTGTCTCATTATTTAAAGGAATTTTACCTTTTTCTGTGGCTAAGTCAGCAGATGCCTTAATTAGATAGTATGACCATGCCTCTGCGTATTGGTCTACCACTTCAAATGCTGATTCATCATATTTGAGCCCTCTCTTGGCCAAGAAGTATGCTAGATTAATTATGCCAACTCCAAGAGGTCTGCGGTTGAGAGTACCGCGCTTAGCGGCAGGTACAGGATACCCTTGATAATCAAGTAACTCGTCAAGAGCCCTAACAGTAAGATTACAGTATTTTTCAAAATCTTTCGGATCATTTATAAGTCCCCAATTAATGGCTGATAGAGTACATAGAGAAATTTCACCCACATTTTCATCCGATGCATCTAATGGTGATGTTGGTAAGTCAATCTCACAACACAGATTACTCATTTTAATAGGGGCTCGATCCGGCAAGAATGCTCCGTGGTCATTTGCATGGTCAACATTCATTAGATATATTCTACCCGTATCCTTTCTTTCTGTCAAGAATTGTGAGAATACCTCAACTGCTGGTAATGATTTTTTACGGATACTATGGGCCCTTTCATACTTCTCATATAATGCTTTAAATTTATCTTGATCGGCAAAGAAGGCCTCATATAGCCCTGGGACATCATTAGGGTCGAAAAAGGTTATATTACCATTAGTCAATAGACGCTCATACATCAACTTGTTAAATTGGAATGCATAGTCCATGTGACGGACTCTATTCTCTTCTGTTCCTTTATTATTCTTTAATACTACCAAGTCCTCAAACTCGTAGTGCCATACTGGGATATATACTGTCGCGGCACCACCACGAACACCACCTTGTGAACATGATTTAACAGCCGCTTGGAAATATTTTAAGAATGGGATTAACCCAGTATGGACTACTGAACCGTCTCCTACTTTTGCACCTTCTGCTCGAATGGAACCTGCACCAATACCGATACCAGCCTTTTTACTTATGTACTTGACAATAGAAGTAGCAGTAGAATTAATAGAGTCAAGGCTATCCCCAGATTCAATAAGTACACAGGATGAAAACTGTCTTGTTGGTGTACGAACTCCAGCCATGATCGGCGTAGGTAATGAAATATAGAATTGAGAAATTGCATCGTAGTATTCCTTAACGTATCTCATACGTGTTTCTTTTGGGTAATTGGAAAATAGTGTTGCTGCTACCATCATGTACAGCATTTGTGGAGTTTCGTAATGGATTTTATTCTTACGGTCTTGGACTAAATACTTACCTCTAAACTGTTCCATACCAGTATAGGTGAACGTATCATCTCTATCATGCTTGATGTATTTATCCAATTCATCAATTTCATCACGACTATAATTCTCCATAATTGCACCATCATATACATTACGCGATACGTTCTCAATGATTAACTGTGCAAGTGGCCAGGGCTCATATTCTCCATATACTTCTTTTCGGAGTTTATAGTTAATTAACCTTGCGGCCACGAATTGATAATTAGGGGTGTGATCAGAAATAAGTTCTGCTGCAGATTTAATTAAGAGCTCATGAATGTCGTATGCAGGTATATTATTATATAACTGAATATTAGCTTTAAGTTCAATCTCGGATATACTTACCCCAGTAATACCCTCAACTGCCCATTCTAAAACCTTGTGTACTTTTTCTAAGTCAAATTCTTGTTTTGTGCCATCACGTTTAGTGACATCTATTTTCATTGCATTTATCCCATTCATTATTATTCCATGTTTTAATAGTATATATTATATCACATTTCGCATGAAATGTAAACAACTATTTTACTTTTTTTCTAGCTTTTCTATTCGTTCAATCAACTTGGGATAGGCATCAAATTCGTGTAGTTCTTTACACGGATGACTATTGCTCTCTAGTTTGTCTAGCCGATCGGCCACTAGAGGGTACTGCTTTCTGAACTTGGCGTCTTTCTTGGCCAGTTCTAAATCATACTTCTCAGCGAAGTGTTGCATGAATCTATCTACTTGTTTTTGGAACCAGATACCAGCAGTGGTGCCTTGGAACCAATTATAGAAAGATGATCCTATAACAGAACTCAATATCGATTTAACAGTAAGAATAAGAAGCCAATACATTATTTTTCAACCCTCGCGAGTTTCTTTAATGCCTTAACATAATTAGGCATTCCATGGTCTACAACACCATCAAAGAATTTAAATCTTTTCCATGAGTTTAAGATACCATAGAATAGGTCACCCCATGTAGGTTTAGGCGACTTATTTCCGTTTCTATCAAAATAAATCATTTCTCCATGATGTCTGAATCCTAACCACGCAGGTGGGATACGACAAACAATGTCATTATTATTCATAAATCTATAATGAGGACATTTGATATTTTTAATAAATCTTGATCCACCTACTCTAGGCGAACCGAATGTAAATAGTTCCTGTGGTTGATATCTAGTTGATGCAATAGTTGCCATTGCAGCACCTAAACTATGACCAGTCATATAAACATCTTTTCTTATTTTTAATTGGTCATTATGTTCTAGTTCTTTTACTATATCCATCCATAAATCATTAACTTCTTGTTGAAAACCACCGTGTACTTTACCACCAGCCTTGGCAGTATTTTTAATAATTTTAAGATCAGCCATTACATCATTCATTTTAGAAGGCTCTGTGCCTCTAAATGCAAACCATAAATCATTACGGTCTTTTGCAATAAGTACTTCTGCGCCGTCCTTACTTAATAACTTCACCCATGCAAAACCTAATTTCTTAGCAGCAGTCTGTGCTGGTTTCTCATTCATATATGCAATTGCAGATAGACGTGCAGCAATCTCTGCTCTATCCCATTTACCCATTTCATCCTTCATTCTAGTTGTTCCCATCTTCTTTCTCCACTTTAATTTCAACTGCTCCAGCATCTTCATCACCTATTGTCACGTTCCTATAATAAACTATCACTTCCCCTAATTGATTAATATATCTTTTAATCTCTTGGGTATTATAAGACATAAGCTCATAATCATCGACAGTCATGGCAAAGAATACTACATCTCCACCGTGTTTCTTTTTAATATCTTCTATAAACCTATCTAAATATGTATAACCTTCAGGCCAATCATTTTCTTTGCCCAGTTTACATACCCTAATAACCTTACCCTTCTCATTTAATAATCCCTCAGGGTGATCCATCTTAGGTCTTTTATATTTTTCTTGACCTTTATCATCATACTGTTTAGGATTATAAAATTCTTTTGCGCATGGATTGATAATTCTAGTATCAGATACCACATACCACTTAGGCTCTTTTAGGTCTATTGGTCTAGGTAATACTGGTTGAACAATATCAATCTTTACTGGTTTGGTTACTATTTCAACTTCCCTTGGAGCTTGTTGAAGTAGTGAACAACCACTAATCGTTAAGAGAGCTAATACGCTGACTATCTGCTTCAATCGCATCGAATGCCTCCTTCGTTCCATTATTTGCATCTACTTCAACCAATCCAGGTTTTGCACTTGCTAGTTTAGATAGATTATGTCGTCTGAATATATCCAGATAATCTGCCATTTGTATTTCGTACTGTTGATTTTTACTCTGTAACCCAGAAAGGGCTTGAGTTGTTTGAGCCAAGTTATTCTGAACTGCCTGGATAGTGGCCTTTTGTTCTTGGTCTCTTAGGTCTTGTGCAATTATAACTTTTGCCTGTTCTTCCAATTTATTCTTCATGGGTACTACAGAAAAATTATAATACATGAAACCTGCTAGTCCCATTGCTCCTATAATGCCCATCAATATTTTTGTCATAATCTAACCTATATTATTAACCGAATCTTTTGGCGAATGCTTTTAAATCAAGAGTTTCAATACTACCAAATTCATCCACTACTCTAAACGCAAGTTTACCTTTATTATCAATTGCCTTTGCAGAATAGTATTTTGTACCAGACCTAAGTCCATTAATTTCAGAACCATAAATACTCATTTTCTTAATCTTAGGCGCCTTCTTTGCCTCTTCAACTTCTTGGTCTTCCTTTACCTCAACGGATTTTAAATTTTGTGCCTGTAAAGACTTTTGAGACTTTTCTTCTTTGGCCTTTCTTCTTGCCAACATTCTCTCTACAAATTTACGGCCTTCTTTAGTTCGTCCATCGTACACTGCTTTTTTCCTCTTTTTCTTATCGTGTTGAACATCCGCTGGCATTTCTACGCCGCCACCCGATACTGAGTTGGCCGCTGCATCTTCCCAAACGTCTTTAAAATTTTTCATTTCTTAATATCTCCACTGCTTATATATAATTTCTGATTTGTTAAGGAGTGTGTTACCTCATATATACCAGTATTAAACATATAGTCTACTGGTTTACTGTGAACTGGTACTACCACTTCTTGGCCGGGGAAAGCAATAATTTCTCCCGTATCCATACTTGCCATTTCAGAAACTAATTTATACTTCCCTGGATTGATGACATCGTCCTTAATAAAGAATACACTCTCGTTAAGGGTCTCATCCATGTCCTCTAAAATTTCATCTAACACTTTTCTAATCTGTTCTTCTGTTAGTCCAGTGTTTTCTTTTATTAAAAATAAAGCGGCCGCATAAGAGGCCAACTTAGTCTTACCAAATGGTAATTTATTTAAAATTCTTTTTAGGTTAAATACTAACCTATGGAAAACGGTATAGGTTGCCTTTGCCTTAGGGTCTTTTATATCTTTACCCTTAATTAAAACCTTTCCATTCTCGTCAACAATACCGTGTTCATATGCACCCATTTTATCCCATGGAGTAACCAACAACTTTAGAAACCTAAAGGCGTAAAATAAATCAGCTGTTCTTGATACTACACTCATTAAATTTTCCTAAGTACATCTACAATATATGGGTCTAATGGTACATCAACCTGCTCATCAATTGGTAAATAATTTAAAAATACCAGAAATGGTTTAATATAAGTCCAGTGTTCTTTCTCAATCTTATACCAAATCATTCTATTAGCAGCAGTTATACCGAAGACATTATAAATTACAATCAGATGATTTAAAATCAATCTTTCTTGTAGGTCTTCGGTTAACTCATACCTTCTCAGAAGTCTTTTCAGATATTTAAATCTTGCCAAGTCCTCTTTGAATTCTTCAATGTCTATACATTCTGGGTTATTATAATTCTGAGAAGCATACATCTCAAAATTACGCCTATTTAATTCATCAAATATTTTCATTATATATTATATATAACCCCTTCAGGTTAATTATGACTTATACGGCCCAGATACTTTACCTTTGTATTTTTTAACAATCTTTTGTACATTGTTATCTGATGCAAATTTCTTTAAAGAAGCCTCGTCACCATAAAACTCTAAAGATGCAGGAGCAGTGTTACCACCATCAAAACTAGAAATATGCATATTCTTAATTTTATTAATAACCTTATCCATAACACCTAGTTCTTGCTTACTAAACCCGAAATTGTCATCATACTTATTACTGGTATTACCTTTAACAATTTCGATGTTCATATGAGCCTCATGACCTTTACGATCACGATCCTTGAAGTTCTTCAATTTAAAAATGTTTTCTCTGATTTCTTTAAAAGTTTTCATTAGTCTGTCTCGTTCTCTGCTTCGTAATTTGCATCAACATAATCAAAGAATTCTTTTTTCTTCTCGCCTTTTAATTCAGCAGGAGAAGATACACCAAACTTTTTCAGAGCCTTATCAAAGAATGCCTTATATTTAGACTTCTTATCTTCTGCTTCATTCATTTCATGAGCTTCTTCAATTACTTCATCAGTAATTTCAACATCTTCATTTGCTGCTTTAAAAGCGGCCGATACTTTAGGATGATCGGATAAACCTTTCTTCATTGCTTCAATCTTTTTAGACACTGGAGTCATTTGACCACCTGATTTTTTAGCCATATCAACTGCCTTTTTAACCATTGCAGGAGAATAAGTCTCTTCGACTTCGTCTTCCTCATCCTTGTCGTAATCCTCTACCTTATACTTCTTACCAGAAACAACGAATTCATCATCGCCATTCTTACGAGCAGCATTAAGAGCCTTAGTGAAAGCATTACCTTCCTTCTTCTCTTTTTCTTTCTCGTCTTCGTCCTTATGAGGATTTTCCTTATCGAATCCTAGTACCTCGTCAACTTTCTTTTCTTTGACTACAGTGCCGTCTTCTTTTTCGCCAGACTTCTTGACTTTATGTTTAGCCTTGAATTCTTTTTCACCTTTTGCTCTAGGCTCTTCGGGTGATTCCATTTTTGGTTTTTCGTGGGTGTAACCTTTCTTTGAAAGTTCTTCGTGATCCTTCTCAGTCTTTGCTACTACTTTTTCGCCAGCTTCAGGATGAAACATATCGTGTGGATATTTTGCTTCTTCCTTCTTTGGCTTTTTACCTTCTAGCACGTCACTGACTGCACCAGCAACGCTTCTAGTTTTTTCATCATTGAGTTTCATATTTGTCTCCTATTGTATGAAAAGCATTCCTGTAATAGCTGTGGCAGCTGCCGCAATGACTATCCAGAATAATTTATTTATTACGTTAACAGTAGAAGCATTTTGTCTTACCAATTCTTCCAGTCTGTCTACTCTATTTATAAGGGTAAGAATCTGTTCCCCTTGTTGTTTACCAAATTCTGTAAGAGTTATAATTTTTTCTTCGGCGCGAGCCAAAGCAATAATTGCCTCTGACATCTGATCAATTTTTTGCTCGATTCTATCCAGTCTAGCAGATTGTTCTGCTCTCTGTTCATTAGCTGTTGCCATATTTGTAAACCCTACATTTTAAGGGAGTTACCCCCTTTATTAGTCTATGATATTCTTCTTTTTTAATATCAAATACCATACCTTCTTTTAGTAACCAAGGTAAGCATTTATCTACTTGAAATTGCCAACCTTCGCCCCCTAAAACTTCTATTTCTCTATCTTCAGCATCTCGGTGCCATACATACTCCGAATCATCCCGAGTCGGATCAAATTCTCTTACTTCTCCGTCTTCCCAGTACGGTTTACCAAAAGTAATTTCCACCACCTTTAAGCCCTAATTGTTTGGCATATCTGGGTAACCTACAAGCCCAATATCCTGCCTTTGTTTTATCCGTTTTTGTACTACATTGATGTCTAGCAGCAAAACTTTTGGCTGCCTCTTTATCATTAATCTTTGCACTAAGTCCCGTAGTATCTCCAAATTGGATTTTAATTACGTTACCTTTGTCATTCTTAACATAGACATAGTACTTGGCCTTTCCACCTCTTTTAGGTTGATTCAGTTCTATATCTCGGCCTTGATATTCAGATTCAATCATAGGTTGCTCTAGAGGTACGTGTCTACCCTCATAGAGACCAAATCTTTCGTCAATGTGTTCTAAAAAACTGTGCATTATAATCCCTTAACTGTCCTTACTACTTTACTTATTACCATTTTAATAGCAGTAAAGTATGCCCATCCATATCCATAAAAAATATGGAAAGTGTGATTCTTTTCTATCGCAGATTTAGGACCAAGTTTCTTTGTCCAGTTATCTACATATTCGCCCTTATATCTTAATACTGCATGTGACATTTTCCACTTACTTGGACCGACACAACAAATACCTGCTTGGTGAGTAATTAACATCCACCACATTTTTAAATGACTTTCACCACATAGTCTGTAAAGAATTGATAGAGCATAGTCTTCACAATCACCAACATACTTACCTTCTACATTTGGTGAATAGATGATTTTCCATGCATCAGCCATACCATATTGTTCTTTATCTTTTCTATATTTCCATTTACCATTAAATGATGATACAATTTTATTTCTTTCTTTACTTTCCACTTTGTTGCCCCTTTATCCACTTCATTGCAATAGCATTTTCAGGTTTCTTGGCCGCCCAAGTTTTTATATCCTTATATGCATCCATAGTGGCCTTTTCTATATTAGAATCTGTAGAATTATCTACTACCGTTAACCTATTTCTAAAAAGTGCCTGGAATTTACCTATATTATTTTGCACTTCTTTCCACATTTGTGCTACCATATCATCTGGCAGAGAACGTGGTCTACTATTATTTCTAGTTAATGCCGTTTCTAGGTCTGTGTTTACAAATATCATATGTACAGCATATCCTATTCCACGCATCATATCAACTTGCTTTTTAATTTTTGCATAGTCTTTACCAGTCCCATCAATTACTACACCCATTCTACCAGCTAGTGCTCGATCGAGCATTTTACCAGTGAGAGCCTTAGCACTTGCTCTAACTGCCTGACCTTGAGCAGATGCTATATCATCTGGGTTAGTAGTAAGGCCTGCTTTCTTTAGCCCCTTCTCAAATAAATCATCAGAGTTAATTAATCTAAATCCTAAGGCCTTTAGTGATGTCTTACCTACTACAAATGACTTACCAGAACCTGGGCCACCTGCAAGGAATACTGCCTTAAAAATAGAAGGATCATTAATACCTTCATATAATCCTATATGTTCTTTTAATGATTTCATTATTTTTTCTTTAAATCATACCTAAATGATTTTTCCTTCGATTGTCCTTTCTTGGTAATACCATACCCTGCCATAGAGGCCAGTTGTTGAAGCATAGGCCAGTTCTTTTCTCTATTCTTTTGCCTATTATTTTTTATCATCTTATCTCTGATATCTTTAAACAACGTTGCCGCCATGTCAATGTCATTCATTACCAATGGTGCTTCATCAAGATTGGATTGCTCTTTAAAAGATTTCATTAGCCTTTAATCTTACCTTTAATAATGTCTTCTAGGTTATCATCCAACCACTCATCGAAATCATCGGGGTCATCACCAACATAAGGTTCATTTTTAAATACCCAATGCTTGAGTGCTTCTTCAGCGTCTCTTGACAGGTACTTATCTATGTTACCAGTTCTTTCTGCCTGTTTTAGTTCTTTACCATATCTGCGAACAATGTCCTTCATTGTCTTAGGATAAGTAACTCTTTCATTAACAGATTCTTCTTTAATCATCTTATCAACAGTCATGCCGCTTTTAAATTTACCACCTGACATTGCTTTAGGATACATTTTAGCAATTAAGTCATTATAACCTACAAGGACATTTAATATGTCAGCTTGGATTTCTTTTGTTGAAATACCTTTAATTACTTTCTTAACTGCACCGAGGTTACCTTGATTAAGAGCTCTTGCTACTGCCATATAATCTTTCTTATCTTGACCTGATTCTTTCTTTGCAAGTCTTGCCATATTTTTTTGAGCAAGATCTAAATCTTGAGCATAATCTTCTCTTATTTGATTTCTAATTTCTTTAAATGATTTCATTTTATCCCCTTACTTTAGCCGCAAGGTCTTTATCTGCCTTACCCCATGTTCCTGATGATTTAGTTACAAATGAATTAACTCTTGCAAGTCCCCACTGTTGTGGAGTAGTCCCAGGTCTATGACCTGTTCTCCATGCTGCAACTCCTCTATTATAAACCTTTCTTAAAATACCCAAAGGCATACCAGACTTATCTGCTTTCTTTTTCAATGCAGCATCGGCCTTACCTTCGTCAATATTATAGTCCTCGAATGACAACATATCTTCTCCGTACATTTGTTTATATTTCTTTGTATGTTTGGATGGTTTTGTTTTTGCATCTGCATCTCCAGGAGCAGGTTTGTATGCTGCTGGGTTATCATCGTCCATCTTGGCCTGTTTTGAAAATTGCGCATGTCTTTTTGCTGCAGTTGATTTAGATAACTTTCCATCTTTTGAATCATCATCATAATAGTTGCTTTTATTTCTTTTTTGTGCAACTGTCATTTTTTCTAATAATTCAACTTGGTCTATCCAAACTCTCTTTCTCCATTGACCAAATTCTACAACTAAATAATTACTACCACATACACTAATTACACCTACATCATTTGTTTCTTTTAATACTACTGTATCCCCTTCGGAGAATAAATTGCCTTCAACATACTCTTCGCGAGTCTCGGATACTTTAGGTAGTTCAACATGCTCTCTAAATTTAGGAGATTCTTTAATGCCCATTCCCTTTCTTACAGCATTAAATAATTCTTTTGGATTATAACTACTAGGAACACCTTTTGCAAATGTTTGTAGTGAACCATCCGCTGCAGCTGCTCTCATTTTAGAAGCAGACATCCCTGTCACTCCCTCTGCATCTGGGTCTCTTTCTCCAGCAGAGATTACTTCAATTTTATCTTTGAATTCATAGAAGCCATGTCTTGCCTTAACACCGTTATATTTGTTAAGTAGTACATCAAACTCCTTTACTCTATCAGAACCTGCAACCATATTAAGTTTTGTATAACCTTGGTCATATAGTTTTACAGCAATGTCCATAACATGCCTTACATCACCATCAGCCATGACAGATCTTGCATGTTTAGGAAACATCTTTCGTAGGAATTTTACTTTCTGTTTGAAATTAAGAGGATTCTTTTTAGGATCTTGTGATTTAGAGCCGTAGATTCTATATGTGCCGCTGGACACGGATTTGAGTTTATCAAATAATTTTTCATGCCCAACAGTCGGTGGATTAAATCTGCCAAAGACAAATGTAATCTCTCCTTTCTCTTCTGTTAAGTAATCGTTAAAACTTTTAAATGCCATAATTAACCTTCAGGATTTTTATTTTTCTTTAATTTAGCTCTATCTGCCTTCTTTACTTGAGGCAATAATTTCTTTGCAATTCTAGCTATAGCTCCTTTTTTCTTTGCTACTTTCTTTTCGATTTCTGCTCTTGCAGCAAATGATAAATCACCTTTGGATTTATTCTTAAGGATTTTCTTTATGATTAGTGTACGTGCAGCCTTTGTTGCTCGTGCTTTTAATTTCTCTGGACTAGCTAGTTTCTTGGCCGCCTTCTTACGGGCGATCATTATTTTTGCTTTATTTTTCCTGAAGGATGCTTTTCTTTTCTGCCTTTGCGCCATAGTTAAGGCTTCATTAGCATCGGTGTATTCTTTGAACGATTTCATTCTTATCCTCGGTTTCCCATATTAGTTGGGGTTGTCCCAACCTTTTATAATATCTTTGCTAAAGTTGTTAGTAGAAAATTCCATTCTATCAACAAGTTTAACAGCGCCACCTTCCATACGATCAATAGCAACAAAACCTTCAGGGTTGGTTACTCTAAATCCGGATTTAGTTTTTACAAACGTCCCAATTTTATTAAGACTGTTAAGTTTATTTATAATAATTAATTTCGCATCCACAACTAAATTCTGTAAATCAAAGACTTTTTGCAAGTTTTTTAAGTTCTTTTTATCAAAAAACTTTAATAATTCATCTCTTTTACCGGCCTTGGCCGCTTTAGTTTCTGGACGGGATACTTTATCTATCTCTTTTTGCCACCTATCATTTACGAACATAATTAATCCAGTAGCATGTTTCTTTGTATCTGTAATTCTTTGCCCTTCTCTTACCTTTCTATTGTTATATACATTAATAATTGTATTTAATTCTTTGTTCTGTTCTATTTCTTTTAAGGTAGAAGAAGAAATTTGTTTAAATATTTTACCAGCGTCAGATAATTTTTTAGTTACCTCTTCTGTTTCTTTTGAGGTAAATGTTGCAGTACCTGATAAATCAGGCAGAGTAGCATCTTGCATCCATACACTACTTGACTTCTTTAACTTCGGTACAATTTCTCTTCCGAATTCCGCTTGCATTGTTTCAAATGTTGCTCCAGTATATATTGTGTGCCATACAATTCCAATCTTAGCCTTCGATATTTCTTTAGCAAGAGCACTGTCAGCAGGGACAGCATAAGCAATGGTATTAGGATGAAAAACAATATGAGATATTCCATTTATTTTCTCCTTCTTCAAATCTGACTTATCGAACATGAAGTCACCTTGGATAACTCCTTTAATACCTAACTTCTGTAATTCATCGAATGCAAGAATTAATTTCTTTGTAAGGTCTCCAGAAGTATCTGCTTTAATATCCTCGTGTGACTTATAAATTTTTGGATCGGCATTAAAGATTCCTTTTTTTGCAACAAAGAATGATCCATCTCTTGGATCTTCTCCTGCAAATACGGCGGGGGCGCCGTCCCATTTAACAGTGATATCCACAGGTGATTTGGAATTACCACTCAACATATCCCTCAATGACCTTAGCGCTAGGATTGCCTGGCGCGCCCCCTTAACTCCGCCGTCAAGAATTAAATCCTCAATATGAGTCATATGAGTATTCTTTCCTGCGGCCTCTGATAAGTATCCAGTTAATGATTTCATCTATTATCCTTTATATAATTTTTTAAATTCTGGTGTCATTGTGGCATTAAAATTAGGAGCACTTCTAAAATCTCCTTTATATCTTAATGTAATATTTGCTATAGCCATTTTACCAATCATTAAATCAAATTTAAGATTAGCGGCTGTGGCGCCAGCATGAAATGCTTGTTTTTCGCCTGGTGTATATACCATTTGGGGTTTGCCTTGTGAGAATAAATCATCCAATACTGATGTAACGGAATCAATGTCTTTATATTCTCCCTTCTCTACTACAACGCCTTTTGAGGGGCCGTAGTCACCTATCCCAGTAACCAAAGTAAAATCAAATTCTGATTTCTTTAATTCTTTAAGATCAGCCTTAAATATTAATTGAACCAATTGATTTGCGATTAATTCACTATTCTTAATAATGGTTTGGCCCATTACTTTAAATAGAGTTCTTTTACCTTTTAATACCCTATTAACTAAGTCATTAGGGATTCTTTGTACATACTGTTTCCAATTCTTTGATGTTGGTCTGTCTTTCTTTAAGTCAGCCATTAAATCAGGGGATAGTATTTTTAATCTTGCTGCCAGTTTTATTACGTGAACATAAAATTCACCAGCATCTTTTTCTATGCCTTCTCTTACCTTTTTAAGTTCGGGCGATCCATTAAGTAAACTAGAAAATGCTTTATTAATAAGAGTAGGATCAACTTCTGTGAGTCTTTTCTTTTTCTTTAAAGATACACCTAGGTATTTGTTACCCTTTCTAATAATAAAATCAGATGAATTAAAATCTGTCATTCCATATTTTGTTCTTTGGAATTGTTTTACATCATCATCCCATGCCTGACCAGTTAAATAGACCATGTCAGCCCCACCATATCCTGCAGATATAATAGAGTTGGCAGCAGATACTGCCTGACATAAATTAGGATAATCACCACTAAGAGAATCAACTTGTCCTTGTTTATATCCTTTTGCCTTCTTTAAATTACCACGTACCAATTCTATCAATGCATCCATTTCATCTGAATTAGTTATTTTATGTGGTTTAGGAAATAAACATAATACTGCAGTCATTAGTTCGTTAGGGTCATCACCTGCAGAACTTCTCTTACCTGTAGGTCTTACATTAACATAGATTGTTTTATCTAGTTCTTTGAATACAATTGCGTAGTCTTTTTCTTTTCGAGCGCCAGGGACTTGGCCTCTTGATAATGCGGGGTGGTCGTCAATTATTTTATTAGCAAGAGCAGTAAATTTCTCTCTGTCTTTATCATCAATTAATTGTGATATTGCTAATCGTTTACCAGTTTGTTTCTTGGGACGTGTATCATATTCTATAGTAGAATCAATACTTCCGATTTGATCGTCAATGTCTGACAACAGTTCAAGTGCAAATTTCTTTTCATTGCCATCGAATTTTAGATTCTGCAAATCCTCTTGGACTAATTGTCTGTAATGTTGGCCAAACTTTTTCATAAAAATCCCTCGTTACTTGGTATATCTATTTATAATAATTTGGCAATACACTTATTGCTTTTTAGGCGATATTCTTCCCTCTGGATCAATATTAATAATATTAATCTGTTCTAGCCTATCAAGCATTTTCTCGGCACCTTCTTTAACGCCGATTTTATAAGATGTATAACCAACACCTATTATACAGAATGCAAAAATAATTGTTAGTTCCATTAAATTGCAACTCTTTCTAAAATTGATAGATAACCTTTAACCGTCATTTGGGCATGAAATTTCATTGCCTCTTTTAACGAATCAAAGATATATTCTGCAACCATTTTATCTGTTTCTTTATCTATTGCTAGAACTTTGTATGCTTGTAAATCTTCCATTTTACTTTCCTATGTGTTCTATATCTTTGGATGGAATCACTTGGTATGCTCCCTTGTTATATGCAGGGGCAACTGTAAAGTTTTTAGAAGCTTCTTGTTTCCAAGATTGGTCTTCCCCTGGTTCATATTTAGTATTGCCAGTCCAAGATGGATATTTCTTATTAAATTCTTCCATCTGTAATTGAGCGTAAGTTTTCTCGGCCTTGTAAGGTTTGAATACTACCTTTTTCTTCCGAGTTTTAAGTGAATTGGTTTTTCTTTTACGACCAGAAGGGTCGTATCGAAGTGAGGCGTATAAATTCATAACTTCTCCATAATAATAGTTGAGTCCGGGGCCTTCTCATAAGTTGGCTATTTGGGGGGTTACAGGTTGCCACCCTGACCCCGGACTCGTCCCCCGATGGTACAGACTTTTTCATTTCTGTATGAGTGTTCGGCCACTACCCCCTCTCGCTTTATTTCGTCCGATAGGTGACGACTGCCTCTAAACTCCTGACGTCATATGGACGTAGGACTCTGGACAGGATTCTAAATCTTCACCACAGGTGCATAGTTCTTCTTCTTCCGTAGAAGGTGCACCAACCATAGACCTAATCTGGTCTTCTGTGTATCTTTGTTCTCCATCTCTAATAGAACACTCTGCTAGTAATTTTGCATAGTCCATATTAGTCTCCCATTGCCTCGAATCTTTTGTTACATACATCTTCGATTAAACTATCGACTGCATCTCTTCTGATTCCAACGCATCTCCATGGTTGTCCAATTTCGTGGGCCATAGCTCCTAAACTCATTTTCTCAACATCTTCAATGATTGATTCCATGATTTGTGTGTTAGTTAAATTTGACATTTTTATTCTCCTTATCATTTAATATATGTATATTATAACACATCATAACCACTTTGTCAACACTTTTTTTAAAAAAATGTTATTTATTTTACACTGATCCTATATTATGTGTACGTACAACAGTTTCAATCAAATTACCGCGTTTATCATAAGTGTAAACTGTTTGTGATTGTTGTTGTCCATTTACCTTTACAGTAATCTGTTGGTATTCAATATTTGGTTTATTATATTGAACAGGTATTGTTGCATTAATTTCCATTAGGGGTATGCCTCTATAGTTAAATACTCTTTAACGCCTAAAGAATATCCCATAGCCTTTAAAAAGTCTTGGAATACTTGTAGCATATCGTCACGACTTAAATCTTTCTGCATCACATCAATAGTGATACGAGTGTTCACCGATGTTTCATGTTCGTATGGGTGACAGATTAATTGTATATAAGGTTTATCCAGTGCCTTGTGGTTATAATTATCCAAAATCTAACTCCAGTTGTTTTTCGTTAGTTGGTAACCCAGCTTGTATTAATTCATCGAACACTGGGGTTTGGTCAATTCTACGGAAGTGCATACAATTATCTTCATCAAGAGTGAGTACAAACATATCACCTACATTTAGTGGCGTACGATTGATATCAACCTGGGCCCATTTATCAGGGGCGCCTGTATCTGATAATTTTAATCCGTCTTCTGTTATAGTAAAATGGTAATCGACATACATCATTTTTTTCTTCCTTTTAATTGGCGCACCCGATAGGAATCGAACCTATAACCTACGGCTTAGAAGGCCGTTGCTCTATCCTGTTGAGCTACGGGCGCATAAACTAAATTTTAAATTACGTCATCAAGTGGGAATATTTGATATATTACATCCCCAACTGCTTTTGCAATCTCTATGTGCTCCTTCTGAGTTCCGTTTTCTGATCTTAATTGTATATAGTGAATCCAAGAACGTAGTGTGCCATTAACATACATACGCGACATTGTCAACCCCTCAGGTAATACTGCCCTTGCTTGTTCTTTTGCAATTCCAGCCTGAATGGCCCATTCATATGCCTGTTTACATCTTTCGATAACAACTTCTTGATATGATTCCCATACATAGTGGATAGAATCTTCCATAGGTATATCGACACTATTCTGTCTATTCTTTTCATCTTGCAAACGAGCATCACGAGTAATAAATTGCATGTCCTGAGTGGGATCTGCATACCTCTGTGAAAACTCTTGGAAAGAAAAAGAACGATGACGCAATATTTGTCGACCAATATCTCTGGTTGTTTCTATTTCTAGGCAAGCACTGACCATTTCTAATGGTGACCAATGCTTGTGTTTGATTAGATATTTTACAAGCTTCTCAGCCGTTTTTTCATTGTTTTGGTTTGACGGGTTAGATACCCGTGCACAATATGCGACCAGTTGGAGGAGGTCGTCACTAAGTTCAGACTCCTCCGTTGGTCGACTATATGATATAACTTTCACGTTGAACATATATTAGTCACTTTTTACCAATGTGTACACACCCCACGCAAGGCCTACCCACGCGAGTAACTTGGCAATTCCGCCAAACAAGATTACTGATCCACAGACAACAATAAGGCCAAGTCCATCAATTGATGTTCTTTCTCCTAATCTGTCCATTGCCCAGTCTTTTGCGTTTAGTAACATATCCATATATTTCTCCTATATATTAAAATCTGCAAACGTGTCTTTATTTTCCCTATCACCCCACGTTGCAATTGGTTTATCGGGGATAGAACTGCCATCACCAATCAAATCGGTTTGAGCAGATTCTTCGACATCATATAGTTTCATGCGGGAACGATCCACTCCAACCACAAATCTCTTGTATTTGGTCGGATCGTTGTAACGATTTTTCAATTGTTTTACTAACAGTTGGCCCATTTCTTCTAGTTCCTCTGTTGATATTAGAGCAAACATAAGATCTGCCGTTGCCGGTAAACCAAATGATTCCGAAGTGTCCTCTAGTCCGACATCAGTATTACTGAACCCTGACCTAGTGGTCTGAGTTGCCGAAACAATCGGGACGTTAAACTCTACAGCAAGTCCACGCATTTCCTCTGCAATGGCTTTGATATAGGTATAACTATTTATACTACCGCCCATACCTCTCATACGGGAAGACGCACAAATATTTAGATAGTCGATATAAATCATATCTGGACTAAAATTCTTTTTAAGTTTAAGTTCATTGAGTAGAGCCCTAAAATGCCCTGTATGTGCAGACCCTGTAGGATATTCTTTAATAATTAATTTACCTATCGAGGCCTGTGCAATCTTTTGAATCTTTGTATCAAATACATTCTTAGGTAATGATTCCAGTTGTTGTATTGGAAGATCCATGAGGTTTGCATCGATACGTTCTGCAATTCTCTCTTCAGCCATTTCCATGGTTATGTATAGGACATTCTTACCTTGTTCTAGCACTGATGCAGCACAATGACACATGAATAATGATTTACCTACACCAGTTCCTGCCAATGCAATGTTCAATGTTTTATTTGGTAGGCCACCTTTTGTAATCTTGTTAAAGTAATCCAAGTCGAATGGTATTCTATTCTCTACACGATTATAAAAGTCATATCGGTCATCAGAGTTGTCTATGTAATCATGGCCGATGGCCTGATCAAATGAAACACCTAATGCATCTGATAATATTTCTGGGATTGCACCCTCGGTCTTATCATCATTCTTACCATCAATAATCTGAATTGAATCCATAATGGCATTATATACTGCCCTATCCTTACACCACTTCTCAGATTCTTTAATAAGATAGTCTGTATCAATGTCAGACTTTTCTTTAATCTCGGATATAAGTTTGGCTGCATTATTTAGAATGTCATCAGGTGCCTGGATTTTTCTTAGTTCAAGGTCTAGGATTTTACCCGTAGGTAACTTATTATGTTTTGCAACGAACTTGACAATAAGATCAAATACTGTCTTATGTGTGCCTTCAAAATACTCTTTCTGCAGATATGGAATTACCCGTCTGCAATACTCCTCATTGTTGAGAAGATGATTCAGTATGTGAGTCGGCAGTTGGTTCGTAATATCCATTTTTCTCCTTTTCTATTACATTATCATTAATTATACTTTGTAAAACATTACCTAAATAGTTTTTAAACTCTTCTGAGTTATCCAATTCATCAATATTATAATCTCCAGCATCTTGAATATTAAATGAAAATGATAATGTTGCTAGATCGAGTTCTTCCGACTCTTTAATTGATACCGTGCCATATACTACAACAACTCCGGCATAAGGGGAACCGTTTTTAAATTTAATTCCCCAAAAATCTGCTGAGTCATTTTCAACAAATCCGTAATCTGATTGATCAATATAATTGTTCATTATTCCTCTTCGATTTCAATTTCAATATCAAGCATTGGTTTATGTCCAATCTGATAGTGTGATTTAACAAACTTTTTAAAGTCTGTTTCATTAAGAATAGGATCCCAGAACTCTTTGGTTTGTGTATTCTTCTCACGCACCTTAGGTTCTACAATCTCTCCAGTGGCATGGTCAACTCGTGCGTACCAACCCATTGAAGGTTTTACTACATAACCACCAGCCATTGCAACATCAAGTAGTCCACCAAACTCGGAGATACCACCTTCCCATGTAACACTTACTGGGATTTTAGACTTCTCTTTAACGAATCTTGATTTCTCTACATTGATTACGAAATTATATCCTTTAATCTCTGTTCCTTGTTTCTGCTGTTGACGTCCGATAATCCAGATGTTATCTGCAGAATAGTAGATACCAGTACCACCCGATACTACAGCCTTAGGGAACAACCCAATTTCTTGATATGTATGATTAACAGCAAGTAAAGGGATATTCTTCATAGTGAGATAAGGAGTTACCATTCGGAATAATCCCTTTAATGCCTTGGCCCTTGACATATCTGCCACGGACTTTTCATTAAGAGCGTCTTCTAGCTCTTTCTTACTTGCAAGGTTACCAATAGAATCAATAACAATAATAACCTTATCACCTCTGTCGATTTCATCCAATTGATTAACCAAATCAAATTTTAGTTGTTCTACATCCGTAATAGGAGTATGTAGTACCCTTGACGTGTCAATGCCAAATGATTCAAAATATGATTGGGGTGACCCAAACTCTGAATCATAAAATAACATTACAGCATCTTCATGTTCTTTCATATATGCACTAGCCATAAGTAGCGCAAATGAAGTTTTAAAGTGTTTACTTGGACCAGCCAGTACGGTAAGACCTGAAGTAAGACCACCATCCATATCACCCGATAAGGCAACATTAACCATTGGCACTTCCGTGGCCACCATATCTTTTTCAGTAAAGAAAACTGATTTTTCCAACACCTCGGTTGTTTTAATCTTTGAATTCTTTTTAAGTTTATCCATCACGGACATTATTTTATCCTCCTGGACCTATCTGGCCCTAATTGAAGTGAACGTTCTTTCTTACGCCACCTTGCGATTGCTTCTGCCTTCTTACGCTTTCTCTTCGCAGTTGGCTTTTCATAGAACTCTTTTTCCCTTACCTTTTGTAAGGTTCCAGCCCGTTCAACGGCCTTTCTAAATTTTCTTAGTGCCACATCAAAGGGCATTTCCCTTGGTGGTCTTTTGTCTCTAGGGTTTCTATTTTTCCTAGGTCGTAAATCAATACTTGGCATATATTCTCCTTTAAAATAATTAAGTATATTATATCACATTTCAATCAGTTTGTAAAGTGTTTTCTGCAACTCTTTTTCTTAAATCTGATGTTGAAAATCTGTGATCACGTTTGTTGAAATAGAACTCAATGTCTCTCTGTCGACATAAGTCCTTACCTGTAAAGTCTTGGTCTCGGTATTCTTCACCCATAATCTTGACATGGATCTGATACATGCCTAGAATATCCAATAACTCTTCTTCGGTATTATATACAAGGATTTCATCCACATATTTAATAGCGGCTAGTTGCGCTTGTCTTTCAACAATGTTTTGAACTGGTTTATTTTTCTCTGGTCTATCTACTGACGGATCATTTTGTAATGCACAGATTAAGTAATCACATGCAGTCTTTGCTTCTCTTAACATGGCAACATGACCTGCGTGTAGCAGATCAAATGTTGATGCCGTTATTCCTACCTTCATTGACTTGTCCATAATTCTATAGCCTTTTCAACCGATAGCCCTTGAACAGATATCATCTCTCCATCTGCTGCCAGTTTATATTCGTCTTGGTTATCCTTCACCCATTGCTCTCTTAATTCTTCTCTCTTACTACTCGCGAACTTAACTTTCACAATAGGATTAAATCCATCAACATCTGGGATAACGGTTAACATATATTCTATACCGCCGACTGTAGATGCATAATAGGTAAATGAATTACCACTTGCTGTCATACCTTTAATGTTGTCGTGGATTTCTGGGTGTTCATTATAGAATCTCATTGATTCTTTTACTGGATCAATCTGTTCTTTCTTCCATTCATGATATATGTCATCCAACTTAGACATACACCACAAATCCCCATACCTACCAGATACTTTATTATGCTCTGGATTAAGTACAGCAATAAGTGCCGCTTCTGCAGCGAATGATGCAATTTCCTCAACAGGAGTTGACTTTGCATAAGTTTCTAGGTTACGACCCATAATAAATAAGTTTGCTGGATCGAGCCCCTTTTCTTTAATATGAGCAAGACATCTTGTGTCTACACCTTTGCCTTGATATTCGGGGGTTCCATTAATCACACCCTCAGGGTAATATGCATAAACATATTGTCCTAGGGTTTCCATAAATGCTTTTGGGTATGCCATTTCACTTCTCCATAATTTAATTATATTATACTACACTTTTCGATAAAAGTAAAGTGTTTATTTTGCTTCGTAAATGATACCTTGTTCATTCAACGCTGCTTTATTCATTTGATGTCCCAGTTCTGTATCATCTTTGGATTGACCAAAATAAGGTACTGCGTGGTATTCATCAATCATCTGTTGATTTACACTATATGTGCTACTACCAACAAAAAGTTCTCCCAGTATTCTACCAAACTTGCCTTTATCATGTGATTGCAATTGAATATCACCTTCAGCTAGAATGGTTTCCAAGTGCGCCTTGGATTGTTTACCATAAAATTTTTCTTCTAAATCCCTAGTTCTGGATTCGGGTGTGTCAATCCCCATCATTCTGACACGTTGCTTTTTGTAGGTCATTCCAAATCCTAAATCGATATCTACATCAACTGTATCACCATCTACGATTCTTGTTACCTTTACATTATATCTGTACATTAATTTTACCTATATGATGAACCTAAAAATTTAGGCCCCTGTGTTACGAATTCAAGGCCACTCATTGACCCTACATATTCGCCGTGTTTAGTGTATCTGAGATTGACTCTCACTTTACCTTCTAGTAAAACAACTAGTGATTCCTTTTCTTTAAATCGGTCTACTGTTGCTGTTACTGTTTTGCCATTATCTGTGCACTCAATAGAACACTCAGATTCAAAGTGGTTGGTCTTTTCCTTTCTCATTACTTACTCCTATTTATAAAAAATATGGTTGTCAATTTGCACAGTTCTATTTAAAGAGTCTGCCCAGTATGGATGAACACTATCAGCATGATAATGAGTAGACCCGTCAGTAATATCTCCAAAGTCCCCATTTAAAACTGAATTGGCTACCATAAGAGAAAACATCCAAGTATCACTATCAACTGGATCATCAGATTTGCCATCACAGAACCAAGAGAATTGGCACATGTGTCTTACTGGCACTTCTTCGCCTCTCCAATTAGTTCTCCACTTGGCCTGATATATTACATCACATACATTATCTGGATATGCAACAGAATAAACTCTATTTAATACAACTTGTGATACAGCAATCTTACCTGCAACTGGTTGATTACCAGCCTCAAAATAAATATTTTTTGCCATACAGTATGCTTCACCATTTTCATCCGATGCAAATACATGCGGAACTGTAAGAATGCCAACTACTGCAGCTGCAATCCATAGTGATATTTTTCCGTAATCCATTATAAATTCTCCTTTATGTAATCCTGTAAATCAACTTCAGGTTTCCATCCAATCGCTACTAGCATTTCATTATGGACTTCACCTGCCATTCTATTGCCAGGTTTTTCGGGTGTCATAACAGGAGTTGCTCCCATCATCTCAGCAACTTCTAACATTGAGTATGCCTTATTATTGCCGATTCCCCATTTATCTCCTTTACCATATTGCATAACTTTGATTAATCCATCAACAGTATCGTCAATGTGTGTAAAGTTTCTTTTCTGGGTCCCTGGTCGTGTAATAGTAAGTTCGGTTGCACCTTCCTTAATTTGTTTTAGGAATTTAGCAATAACAGTTGCGTACTTACCATCTGAAATTTCTCCGTCTCCATATACGTTATAGAAATAGACAATTGCATATTCTAGGTCATTCCATTCAGCATATGCCTTAAGGAATTCTGTATTCTGTGCTTTAGTATAAGCGTATGGACTCATCATCTTACCATCTTCTCCGACAGAGAATTTAGTAGATGAACCGGAATAGATAAATTTGGCCTTAGAATGGTTTGCAAATTCTAGGACTTTAGGAAAGGAATGATAATTATAATCCATTACAGTTTTATAATCATCGAATGATTGTTCTACTCTAGCATATTCGCCAAAGTGAAAGATATAATTAAACTGTAAAGGTTCATAACCAAATACCGAGAATAGGTCACTGGCATTACCTTCTAAATATTGAACACCAGCATGATGATTAGAACTACTGCCAGTAAAGTAGTTATCCAATGACACTACATCATAGTCCATATCTGCAAGTTGTTTACATAAGTGGGAACCAACAAAACCGGCACCACCGATTACTAACACTTTCTGTTTCATATTCTATCCTTTCTTTGTTCTATTATAACACATTTTATAGTATTTGTCAACCCTCTTTGATAAAGATTCCATCAACCATTTTACCCCTACGGTCTTTAATATCATTATAGGCGACTTCTAAACACTCTTCTAGCGTCAAGCTATTACGTGCCATGATATTAATTAGCACTACTACTATATCTCCAATATCATCTCGGATATCTTGTCCCTTACATACGTTATCGGAGAGTTCGCCCACTTCTTGGATTAATTTTAAAACTTGATCCTTATCAGTAGCGCCATTAATTAGGTTACGGTCGTAATGCCATTGTTCTGTCTTTTCTATCAATTCATTAATTGTCATTGAATATATCCCTTGTGTAAGTTTTTTCTAGTACATCATCCAAATCTCGATCGAGCCTATTAGTCACAATCAGATCCGATAATTTTTTAAATTTTGCATGGTCGGTTTCTACTATACAGCCCATAAATTCTTTTGTATTTAGACTTGGCTCGTATATAATAACCTTAACATTATTATTTAATAACTGCATAATAACGCCTTGAATGGCCGAAGACCTATAGTTATCAGAACCAGATTTCATTACAAGCCTATGGATACCTACTACTGATACCCCATCACATTGTAAAATTTTATTGGTTATCCAGTCTTTTCGATTTTCATTAGCATATACAATACTCTGTATAATCTTATTAGGTATTCTTTGCTTTCTAAAATTGGCAAGTAGTTGCCTAGTGTCTTTAGGAAAACAATAACCACCATACCCAAAAGAAGGATTACAATAACCTTTACCGATACGCGAGTCTGATGTTACCCCTAGGATAATTTCCTCTGGGTTCATATTCATTGACTCTGCATACATATCCAATTCATTGAAAAATGCAACTCTCATTGCAAGGTATGTATTGGCAAAGAGTTTAATTGATTCTGCCTCTTTCTTACCTGTAAAATACACAGGGGCCATTGGATATTCAGGTATGATACACTCAGTTATAATCTCGGCAAATTCTTTGCCGACTTCAGTTCTATCACTTATGACTATTCTTTCTGGTCGTAAACAATCGCGTAATGCTCTACCCTCTCGTAGAAATTCTGGCGAGAATAAAATATTAAACTTACCAAATTTTCTTTGCATACTGTCGATGAACCCCACAGGTATAGTGGACTTTACTACAATATTTGCATTTGGATTATATGATACACAATCTCTGATACAAGATTGCACACTATCAGTGTTAAAGTAATTTTTGGTCTCGTCATAATCTGTAGGAGTTGCAATGATTACCCAGTCAGCATCAGTATATGCCATTTCAGTATCAGTAGTTGCTGTTAAGGATAATACTTCGTTATCCAAATACTCTTGTATGCATGCATCCTCAACCGTGGACTTTTTATTATTAACCATATCCACACGTTCTTTATTAATATCCAAAATGGTAACAGTATTGTATTTGGCCAACATTGTTGCATTAGCCATACCTACATAACCTGATCCGACTACTGTTATATTTTTCATAACCAGCTCCTTATAATATTTGCCATAATCATAACAGCACAAAGTAAATTGACTAATAGAATTATGGTTCTAATAATGGTGATTTGGTCTTCTACTGGTCGGGTATCTTCATCATTAAATGACCCTAATGCATATTTCCAAATTTGCCACATTCTTTTCATTAAGTGTTCCTTATATAGTGGTTCAATAATTCAGTACCTTTTAAAGCCTTACCAAAGGTATGAATGTGTTTACCACCCTTGCTTCTTTTAATTAATCCACAGTTATACTCTACATCAGTAACATTTTCTTTACCGTGACTTGTATCCTGTGGCCGATCATCATACCACATAGAAGTAAAACAATGGACGTGAAGTGATTTAACTCCCATTGCCCAATCTTCAGCCTCTAATAAAAGCCTTTGTCTTTCTACAGTTTCATCATATTGTGTCATAGTTGATTCCTCATTACATAATCTAGGGCACGTTCGGCCTCTTTATCAAGAGGTCTCTTGTCGTACCAGTTTCCAGTATCCATATCAAGTTCTCTGCACATCCATGCAATTTCCTTACTTGTTATAGGGTATTTAGACTTAATCGCATTACCTGCCAGTGCCACCATAATCTGATACATTTTATAATACCAGCCAGTGCCACTAATAGTTCTATATTCAGATTCTAATTGTCTTGGGAAGAATGGACAGTCACGATAGGAAGTCCATTTAATATCTGTATTGGTTAACGAATTCTTTGTATGATTGATTAATGCCTCTTGCATAGATTTGGGTAATTTATCAAAGAAGGTATTACCAGTTTTTTCTATGTACTCATGTTTATCCATTAAACTGTCTGGGTCTATATGAGAGCCTTCATTACTAAAAATGAAGTTATTGGCATTGGCATACTTGCCGGGGATATAATACATACGTGATAAATCTTTAGTTTGTATATCACCCATTTCGCCTAGTTCAGTATTCAAGGCAAACCAGAAATGCTTAATTTCTTCTCTTTTAATTTCTCTGGTTAAGGGGAATACCAATCTGAATTTTGGATTATCTTCGGTAGAAGAAGCAGTAGAGTAGCATACAAAGTGATAGTTACCACATTTATGTTTTAAGAATTCATGTAAGTCACCTACAAATTCATCCACATCTACAGCACACCAGCTGCCCCATTTGGTAACATTATCATTCTTTCTAGTTGTTTTGTCCAAATAAGATGCTGGAGACATTAGATATGCTGATGTCTTGTTCTTTCTAGGGATACCTGCCAATTTATATAACACTTGTTCAAATTGGTCAAACGACTCAAAGTCAATCTTGTTGACTGTCGCAGTATCATAAAGTGATTTAAATAGTGTACCCGATATCATATAGTATATTATATCATAAATTGACTTAAATGTAAACCATTATTTGCATTATTTTTATATTTAGTTATGGCATTCGT